TATCCCCATGTCCATAAAGACCCGTCGGTTTTTGTGGCTACGGTATGGTACTGTCCGCCTCCCACATTATTCCAGGTCAATAAACTTCCAACTTGAACTGGGCTACTCCTCGAAATAACATCACCTAATCCTAACTCTCCATCGGCGTTATATCCCCAGGACCACAAACCAGATGCAGAAAGCATAGAATTGATATCGCTTTGTGTAATATAAGAATCACGTAAATCACTTCCGTTATATAAAAATGGCATAATTATTTACCTACAGCAGATTTTAGTTCTTTAACAGCTTCAATTAAATAACCAAATAGACCTGAATAGTTTACGGATTTAATACCAGATTCATCTGTAGTAACTAGAAAAGGTAATACTGTCTCTAGTTGTTGAGCTGTGACGCCAGACGAGTGTTGATTAGAGTCTATAAAGTCAAATTGAACGCCATCAATTTTACTAATAATATCAAGAGCATTTTCAATTTTGATAATATTATTTTTCTTTGTAGCATCTGATAATGAATTAAAATTTGTTGAGTTTAGTGTACCAGTACTTGGATTAAAATATAATTTTGTACTAGATACTTTAGCTGCAGTCCATGATCCGGATGTAATAGTGCTCATTCCAGGATAATAGCTAGCATTAGTTGTTGTATCGTCTGCTATTGTAGCTCCACCTCCTCCAGAAGAGGAGCTACTACTAGTAGCTCCTGGAGTAATATCTAACCAACCAACGACACCGTTAATCAACGTCTGTTTATATAATTTACCAGTAGTAGGATTAAGCCATTCATCTCCTAATACTACCCCGATTGGGGCAGTAACAGAAACATACTGTTGAATGTATAAATTTGAAGGCATAGGAGTTCCTTATGCTTGAGCTTCAGTCCAAGAGATACGAGCATTAATAACGCCATTATTAACTAAAGGCGTAGCTACAACAGTAATAATATCTGGACCATCTGGATAGATATTATTAATAGTAGTTGGAACAGACATAGATATTCCGCCACCTAAAATACTATTACCAATATCACGAACTAAATTTAAATCCTGAGAAGTTGCTCCATTAACGTTAGTAAAGAATCCATAAATACTCTCGCCGCCAGTTATTGTTTGCGTATTGGCATGTAAAGCAATATGAGCTAAACTAGATCCACCAACTGGAGCAAATGTTCCGCCTGAAACTCTTCCATTTAAAATTAATTCAATTCTAAATGAACCTACGCTGGATGTATAACAGTCCATACCGCGCAACATTAATTGCATTCTATTGATAATTTCTTTGGCGCCTAAAACTCCAGTCGATCCATTATCAATTGATGGAGCTAAACGAATTGTCATTAAAGGATATTTAACGCCAGCAGTTGTAGCAGTATAGGATGTATTCATACCATAGTTAAATACAAATGATTTATCATCATCATATTTACCATCCATAATAACTGAAGAACCCCAATGACTTAATGTGCTAGCAAATTGTGGAGAATATGCCTCAACTTGAATCGGAGCGGTATTTGAATATGTAAATTGTTGAGCAGCAGTATTACCACCAGTAATAGCTCTTGACGCAATCGTAAATGTATTTGCAACTTTTGCTGTATATGAAATTAATTCTATCGTTCCATTATTTCCAGGATTAGATAATATTAAAGTTCCGCTATTCGCAAAAAGGCTTGCATCTGCAACAGAAATCGTTGATCCTGTAGTTGCTGAACTTGCTACTATTTGAGTCAAATATGTCCATGGAGGTATAGTATTTGTTTCGTATCTCGCAGGTAAATTACCAGAACGCATATATGCTTCTGTATTTACGTTGTTATTTGGAATTCTATGACAGTAGATTACTTCACCGCGATTATTTTTAAATCCAAAACGAATTCCTCCAGCTCCATACCATGTATAATCTGCATAGAACATTTGCATTTTAGTTAAATCTAATGTAAATCTACTTGCACCTGTTCCATCACATTTATCGATATTCCATGAACTTTGTGGATATTTGGTGTTAACAGTTTTACTAATAACAGCATTAATAATAGCGACGCCTCTATACTCAGGACAAATCATTAATTGTGTATCACTTGTTATTGATTGAACAGCATAACTTTGTCCACGAATTACAATAAAATCTCCAGGTTTTAATTGCGAAGAATATTTCGTACCAGTTCCAGTAACAATATTACTTCCATAGGCAACAGCAGATGAACCAGAGATTTGAAGAGTACTACTACGTTTTACCGCATATAATGTTTGACCATCAAATTCAAAATAGAATCCATTTTGCGAATCAAACATACCAACTCTATTACAAGCGCCATACCAACTAGATGGAGAAACCACAATAGGAAATCCATTTGCAGTTATAGCAGTTGGAGTAGATAAAGCTGTATATGCAAATGTATTTGCAGTTGCAGCAGTTACAGCAAAAGTTCCATTGTATGCAGTTTCAACTGCTCCAGATACAGCAACATTGGCATTAGGCATTAATCCATGCGGATATTTAGTTGTTACTGTAACTGTTGTTCCACTAGAGGTTACATTGTCAATTGTTAATGATGGTTTTAAAATTGAACCAGTAGAGAATTGAATACCTTTACCAGATTGATATCTAAAATATCTACGAGTTTGTCTAATTACTTGATAACCTTGATATGGATTAACATTACTAAACTGAACACCGCCATCATATGCTCTATGTTGAATGTATCCCATAGGACGAACAAATATTGAGTTATTTAACTGAGTTGTTACTGTTCCGCCTGTAGCTAAACCAGTTAAATTATATGTAAATACATTTTGATTAGGTACAGAGGCAACTAAAAAACTACCATTAGCTGTAGCTGTACCGCCAGTTGCGCCAGTTGTATTGACAACGTAAATCGCATTATTAACTTGCAATCCATGAGCATTTGCTGTAGTTACAGTAGCAACACTACCAGCTGATATTGTGATAACGCTAGAAGTTCCTGCAGGAATAGCAGCATTAGTATAAAAATCGCCCATAAAAATATATGTTTTAAGCGGATCAAATAATGTTGTTAATGGAGTTCCGGTTACTGTAAACGTAAAACTTGTATTTGCAGTAACTGCTTCAACCACCCACCAACCATCAACATTAAACGCATCAAGAGTTCCTTGAATAAAAATCGGTTTTCCGACTGTAATACCTGTAGTATTATTTAATGTAACAGTAACAACTTTTCCAGAAGCAGTAATATTGGTAATCCAATATGTTCCTGAAGATCCAGTAAATACTGTATTTGCTGCAGTATTTGCTAATGGCTGAGTATAATCAACAAAACAACTAGGTCTATTATTACATAAAGAAATACTTTCCCATTTAGTTGGCTGAACACCATATTCAAAGTCAGTATCAATTAATGCTTGCGGATTACTAACACGCAATTTATCAACTGGATCTCGCATAATTTCAGCTGGAATAATTTCCTGATATGTTTCTTCAACTAAAATAGATAGCGTTGCCGTAGCACTCATTGCTGAGGTATTATATGCTAATATAATTGTAGTTGTTTCTTGTCCAGTAACCGGATCAACTGCATTAGTATAACTTGTTGAGTTTAATGAAGGATCTGAAAAATTATAAATTACAGTACCCGTACTGGTATTAGTAATTAACAATAATTGTTCTTTTCTTATATTTTTACCAGTTACAACAACTGTTCTTGTCAAAGGCGTAAAAGTATAGCTTTCTAGTATAATATGTTTAGCCATTTTAAATTAATCTCCTAATGCAATCGTAGTTGCAGAATATGGGTATTGTTTTGTTTGTTTTGATGTTGATATATTTCTGGTAATAAGCGAAGCAGAACTCCCTATGGCAGGAGATTTGTAAATAATTAAATTATTAGCACTTACTCTAAATCCATTATTAGAATCATATGGCGTGATCCAAGGATAAGTTATTGTACTTACATAGGGAGATAATTTTAATCCATTAATAAAAACATCTAAATCTTTTGAGTCTACTAACGTATTTAGTGGCTGTCGGTTTACTGTTAATAGAAAAACTGATGATGCCCCGTCAAAATAATTGGATATGTCATCAACAACTATAGGAGCATAAGGAGGCGTAGCGGAAATCCAATTTGCCCCATCGCTGATCAATACATTTCCAGTATTACCAGATGCAGTTAATCCAGTTCCCCCAAAAGAAGCTGGTAACGGTGTATTCGCGCTACCGGATCTTATTAAATTTGAAAGACTTTTAGCCATTCGTTATTTCCTTATGGTTGGGTTGGCCAAGTTATATTAAATGGAAACCCTTCTTGAAGAGTAATATCTCTTAATGTTTGTCTATATGCTAACCAAACTTCTTTGTTAACTGTAGCATCTGAAATCTGAGTCCAATCACTATCTTTTAATAATTGATTTCTTGTATTTCGTATTGATGTTGCTTGCTGTTCGTCAATTCTAGCTCGATATTCAGTTTCTTGTTCTGCAGCAGTTTTATCTTCAGTATCAACAAAAATAGGTCCTAAACTATATTTAGTAAAATATTTACCATTTATCTCTTGTATACCATCACGAAATGAATATTCATAAGGAGATGTTGAGGTAGCTTGCGGACCTTCAAGAATTGCAACAGCACCAAAATCTGTTAATATATCTTCTGAAAGAATAGCAGGAAAACTTGTATTAAAATAAAGATTTCTAAATTCTTGTTCAGAAATTACTTGATTAGTTTCTTTTATTAAAATTTCCATTTTGTTCCTATGCTATTGCCAAAAAGATATAAGTTGCTGAAGTGACATTAATATTGGTTGCTGCTACTTGATTTACTATAAACCCGTTAGTTGCAGCATCGATACTATTATCAGTAGTTACTTCTGCTACATTTGTGTTCATTGATGTATGTGGATCATTAGATCCTGTTGTTATACCCCTAGCAGTATCCCATACATACCAATCGCCGACTGCACTAGTGCATTTAATTAGGACGAATCTAGCACCTGCAGCAAACCCACAGTTTATGGTTTGTGAGCTGCCGTTGCCTGTGTAAGAGCCTACTTTACTGATTCCAGCAAGTGTAGCAAAAAGATAATTCACGTAGGTAATAGTAGATTTATTATCGTAGTTTGTGGAACCATAACCTACATAAAAATTTGAACTAGTAGGTAGCGTACCACCCCATAGCGCAGCTGTGGGGTTACTAGTTTGCGCTTGGGTTGATTGAAGTATTAAATATGAATTAATATTTGCTAACGACGAATGGTACACCCACCACGAATTACTTTCTGATCTAGGCTTGCGAATTATAAGTTCAGGCACAACACTCAAATTATGTGGAGTCGCTTTTAGTGTAGTTCCATCACCTGTGTCACACACGATATCAAAGAATCCTGGGGCGCGTTTGAACATTTGAATAACATCAGTATCAGACCAACCGAGATTTACTGCAAACCCATCTTGTCCCATATAAAAATAAGGTCCGGTATTTGTTTCTGCTGCAGCTGAAGTTGACGTAATAAACGGCATTGCAGCACCTGTTGGCGGATTTCCAATACCACGCAATCTATCATACCAGTCATTAGGATATGCGCCTGCGCTTCTTGTCATACTAATTACCAAATCTGGAGGGAATCCTGCACTAAAAGCCATTGCGCTACTGCTCGGATGCAACACACCTGTATAAACCTGCGTCCCCGTTGTAGGCGGCTTGGTTGGGCGACGAATTGCCATGTAGATGTAGGTTGCTGCATTTGTGTTAACTTCAGCAGAAGTTGATGTTATTTGAAACCCAGTAGCAGTTGGGCTTACATAATCAACGGAAGTTTCTACAGTAGTTGCATTGGATTGTAAAGTGGCATCTGCTGCACCTACGGACATTCCGCGCATGTTATCAATTATTTGCCAAGATCCAGTTCCAGTAGCATTTTTAATCATCAAATATTGCGGTTCCCAGCCTAGTGAAATAGATGGTCCTGTTGCGCTTCCGTTTCCTGTATAACTACCACACTGAATAAACCCAGTTGCTGACGTGTCGTGGGCGAATACATAAGCAACATAAGTTTGGTTTAGCTGATTTAATGAATCAGCACCGTATGCCAATTGGTCTGTTATTCTAAAACTGGTCGAGGTTACTTGGTCAATAATAGTTCCACTTCTTACAGCTTCAGTTGTATTCAATCTTAGGTACGTAGCAGTAGGTGAAGGTAATCCAGCATGATACACAACCCAATCATCTACAGCCGATGTTACTTTAATCACAATCATACCTGGTGCAATACCAAGTGAATGATTCAAAGTACGGGTTGCTGGATAGGTATTACCATCCCCAGTCCATGCCACTATGTCAAAAAACTTCGCGGCTTTGCGGAATGTCCACGTTGCGTAAGTATTACCTACATTAATAGCCCAACTATTATTACCTCCTACTGTAAAGCCATTTGAGTCAAAAGATACTAAATCAGACCCTCCTGCTGAAGGACCAATCTGTGCATCAGTTGTTTGAGTAGCAAGTCCATAACTTCTACCCCTAACTGTATCAAAAAGAGCATGTCCAGTAGATGCAGATGCATTATTTCTAGATTTTACCCAAACCAACCCACCCTTACCAGCTAAATCGATGCCGTTGTTAATAGTTTGCGTTGAGCCGGCGCCGGTGTACAAATATGTGCTGAAGACCGAATCGGAATAAAGAGGTTCATCATCAGAGTTTGAAGCTATTGGAAACATAATTTAACCTACGTTTAATTTAATGCCAGTGTTAACCAAATAATAATTGGTTCCATCTGTGCTTGCTACGACAAAAGTTAACACATCAATCTTACCACTAGTTCCAGTTAAAGTTGGAGCAGTAGCAGCCGTCCATTTCATATTAGTATTCCAAGAAACTGTAGACCCACCATTATATCTAATAATAACTTCATATTGATTACCAACTAAACTGCTTAATGTTCCAGTTAAATTAAATGTAGTAATATTAGCATTTAAATTAATTCTAAAAATTTGATTAGTTGTTAAATCCCATGTTATAGCATTAGTTGCTGGAGCAGTTTCTGCGGAAGTAGAAGGGGTTTGCGGTTTTGTAAAAGTTGTTGCAGTATTAGCAAAAACATAATCAACTCCAGCAACTGCATTGGCTAATGCTCCGCTAGAATTAGCCTTCAACATAGAAGTTCCAGAAGGCGGAGTTAAATAATCAACTCCAGCAACTGCATTGGCTAATGCTCCGCTAGAATTAGCCTTCAACATAGAAGTTCCAGAAGGCGGAGTTAAATAATCAACTCCAGCAACTGCATTGGCTAATACAGTTCCGGAAATTTTTACTATCCCACCGACTGTTGTATTTGCAGTAACATTACCCAATGAACCAATAGGAGTTTCCAATAATCTCCAATTAGCAGTAGCTGTGTTATACATAAACGATGCATAAGCATTATTAATATCTAATATTACTGAAGTATCGCCCTCAATAGTATTTGATCCGCCGCGAAGTAATGTTACGTTATTTGTATAAAATGTTCCAGCAACGTCAACGACGTTAACCAAACTCCCATCTGATGGACTTGTTGGTAATGTTATTGAAAATGCTCCAGCCGCTGTATTACAACGCACAATATCATTTACCGATGCAGTATATGATGACGTTATAATTCCAGTTGGAGCTAAACCACCTAAAGGCGTTTCTAATAGTTTCCAATTAGATGTAGAAGAACTATACACAAATGATACATAAGCACCATTCATATCTAATAACAAACTAGTAGCATCATTTTCAATTGTTTTACCATTTGACAATAATGTTACGTTATTTGCGTTAAATGTTCCTGCAACGTCAACGATAGCTATAATTGCTCCATCAGTTGGACTTGCGGGTAATGTTACTGAAAATGCTCCAGCCGCTGTATTACAACGAATCAAATCATTAGCAACAGCAACATAATTTGCTGTTTGAATTGAAGTGGAAATTAATGCTGGTATCGAATTAGCTTTAGTGTATGCAGAATTTGCTGTATTGAATGCGGAATTTGCTGTATTGTATGCGGAATTTGCGATGTTATTAGTTGTATAAACTGAAGGTGGTAATATACAATTTATTAAATTTCCGCTAGCAGGTGTACCTAGATTTGGAGTTATTAATGTCGGTGAATTTGCAAGAACAGCATTACCACTACCTGTTACACTAATTGGATTTAAACTAGAGGATAACGTTTTAGACATCTATTGGTTCCTTTATGTCAAAGAATATTTTTGCTTCCTCGATAGTATCAAACCAATACCAATCGAATATTGGATATTTATATAAATGTTTATGCTCAGAGGATAATTCATAATCTGCTGTATGAACAAAATTTGGTGCTTCATGTAATGTAGTATCTTCTAATTTAAAAAAACTCATAATATTATCCTGTTACTGTCCAGCCTTTGGCTGTTGCTATTGCTGTATTTGATGTAGCGGAACCCCAGTTTCCTGTTACGGTTATTGTTTGCGATACTACGCCAGATGCTAAGTTTGTGTAAATGTCATTTAGTTGGGCGGCTGATAGTTTGCAGTTGGTATAATCAATTGACACTTTAGTTCCTGTGCATGTCGCTTTGACTAAGCTAAAGCAACTATTGAACATACCTGTAGCAGTAGTTAATGCACCTAAATTAAATAAAGGTACTGTTTGTAAGCTATAGCAACTCTGGAACATACTTGTAGCATTAGTTAAAGCACCTAAATTAAATAAAGGTACTGTTTGTAAGCTATAGCAACCATTGAACATACTTGTAGCATTAGTTAAAGCACCTAAATTAAATAAAGGTACTGTTTGTAAGCTATAGCAAATCTGGAACATAGTTGCAGCAGTAGTTAATGCACCTAAATTAAACAAAGGTACTGTTTGTAAGCTATAGCAACTCTGGAACATAGTTGCAGCAGTAGTTAATGCACCTAAATTAAATAAAGGTACTGTTTGTAAGCTATAGCAACCATTGAACATACTTGCAGCAGTAGTTAATGCACCTAAATTAAATAAAGGTACTGTTTGTAAGCTATAGCAACTATTGAACATACTTGTAGCATTAGTTAAAGCACCTAAATTAAATAAAGGTACTGTTTGTAAGCTATAGCAACCATTGAACATACCTGTAGCAGTAATTAAAGCAGCTAAATTAAACAAAGGTACTGTTTGTAAGTTATAGCAACTCTGGAACATAGTTGTAGCAGTAGTTAATGCACCTAAATTAAATAAAGGTACTGTTTGTAGGCTACGGCAACTATTGAACATACTTGTAGCATTAGTTAAAGCACCTAAATTAAACAAAGGTACTGTTTGTAGGCTATAGCAACTCTGGAACATACTTGTAGCATTAGTTAAAGCACCTAAATTAAACAAAGGTACTGTTTGTAGGCTAAAGCAACTCTGGAACATACTTGTAGCATTAGTACAAACAGAAGTGTCAATAGCAATAACTGATTGTAGAGAATAGCACCCGAATAAACAATAACTAAAGTCCAATACTGCAGATTTAACAATGTTTACTATTTCTAAGTCTTGCATTGTGATTGCTTGTGTTCCACCTCTATCTGCCCCAATAAAACAATCTACTAAATAAGGACTAGCAATAGCAATATCAACAAACCCTGAACTATACTGTTGTAATCCAACTTGATTATGTTTTACATTCAGATTTAACGCTGTTAACTGTTGACCCGCTTGTGGAGTAATAGTTACAATTGCTTGTTTATATCCAAACGATGTTACAGTTGCATTTGATGTGCTAGTAGTTGTTAACGTAGCATAATTATATTGATGATAAGCCGTAACGCCAGCAGCAAAATTTTCTGTTAATCCATCACCCCAATTAACTGTATATGCACCCGATGCCGATAACGCACAGAAGCAACTATCAACTGTTACCATGTGCAACCCGACAAATTTTTGGTCTGTATCAGTTACAGTAGGCAGCGTCATCCATTCAGCTGGTCTTGTATAAGGCAGTGGATTTCTAGTTGAATTAAATCTTTGTGATGCTAAATTCACAGCTTTAGTTGCCATTGCTTTAGCTTTCATATTCGCAGCAGACATTAAGCTATCTCCGACCCAAACAAATTAAATGCTACATTTGCAGATCCAGCATAAACAGAAACAACATCGTTTGCTGCTAATGTTACTCCTAATGTTAAAAATACAGTGTCATATTGATTAACTGGAGTATCATATGCGATATAATGTTGATTTGCAACAGCTGCCCCTCCAGGTCTAATTGCAATTCTAAACGTAGTTGATGTATTTAAATTAGCAACTGCTAATGTGCTACATACAGCTGAATTGGCAACAGGAACTGTGTATAACGTAGTTAAAGTTGTTGCCGCTGGATTAGATTGCCCTAAGACTTTATAAGTTGTAGCCATTTATGCCCCCATTAAAAGGAAATTTGTTTCGAGACCTACCGATCCGCCGCTAGTAGATACAGTAATATTACCAGAACCGATTATACTAGCGCCATTTATTGTTTTTAATCCAACACCAGATAACGTTGTTCCATCACCAGAAAGTAATCCAGAAATATTTGTGGGGGATCCGGAATAAAGAATTGAACCATTAGAAGACCATGTATGCGGAGTTTCTAATAATCTCCAATTAGTAGTTGCTGTATTATAGACAAAAGATACATATGCACCATTTATATCTAAAATATACGAAGTAGAATCAGATTCAATAAATTTTGTATTCGGTAATAAAGTTAAATTATTAAACCCAAATGTTTCTGCAATATCAACTATTCCAATAATATCTCCATCTATTGGATTATCTGGAAACGACACAGAAAATGCACCAACTGCAGTATTACATCTAACCAATTGATTTTTTGATGCAACATAATTTGCTGTTTGAATACTAGTTGGAAGTAACCCACCACCGCCACCAGTATTTGCTTTATTATAAGCGGAATTAGCTAATCCTAATGCAGTATTGGCTTGGCTAAATGCATTTTGACCAATTGTTACTCCAGTATTAGCAGTTGTATAAGCAACATTAGCCTGAGTGAATGCAGAGTTAGCCTGAGTAAATGCAGAGTTAGCCTGAGTAAATGCGCTCTGACCAATTGTCACTCCAGTATTTGCAGTTGTATAAGCAACATTAGCCTGAGTGAATGCAGAGTTAGCCTGAGTAAATGCGCTCTGACCAATTGTCACTCCAGTATTTGCTTGTCCATAAGCAGTATTAGCCTGAGCGAATGCTCCTTGACCAACAGAAATTCCTGTATTGGCAGCAGTAAATGCCGCATTAGCTTGCGTAAATGCAGTTTGACCAATAGAAATTCCCGTATTTGCGGCAGTGAATGCCGCATTAGCTTGAGAGAATCCAGAGTTAGCTTGATTGAATCCAGCCTGCGCGATTGTTACGCCAGTATTTGCTTGACCATATGCAGAGTTAGCTTGAGTAAATCCAGCTTGACCAATAGAAATTCCTGTATTAGCTTGATTATATGCAGCATTGGCTTGTACATAAGCAGTATTAGATAATCCGCTATAATATGCTCCATGTTGACCATCAAGTAAGTCAGAGTTAAGATTAGCTACTAACGTATTAGACGCAACAACAAATGGCGCAGAGCCATTTCCAATTGAAAAAATAGCATTAGCTGCCAATATTGATCCAATTTGAAGCGTATCATAAACAACGTTTCCAGTAAAATCTATTGTAGTCGCGGGTTCAGTAGAAACGTTAGAAAAGAATTTCCAAACTCCATCAGTAGCATCTCTAACTAATCCAGTATGCTGATAATGATCTGAAGTAAAATGTCCAACTAACCCTATATCTTGCAGATTGGCTGGGTTATCCTGTGCCAAATAAATTAATGGGTCGTTAATAGATAAATTATTTGAACTTAATATGGTAACATTACCACCAAGATAAACATTTCCCGTAACATTTAAATCAGTTGTAATCGTAACTGATCCACTAATTGTTCCACCAGAGGAAGAAAATTTAGTATTGGCAGTATTGTAAGCAGCATTAGCTTGAGCAAATGCGCTTTGACCAACTGAAATTCCTGTATTACCAGCAGTGTATGCAGCATTAGCTTGAGCAAATGCATTTTTACCAATTGGTTCTGAATTAGCTTGAGCAAATGCATTTTGACCAATAGAAATTCCTGTATTGCCGGCAGTGTATGCAGCATTAGCTTGGGCAAATCCACTCTGACCAATTGTTACTCCAGTATTAGCTTGAACAAATGCACTTTGACCAACTAAAATTCCTGTATTAGCTTGAGCAAACGCACTTTGACCAACTAAAATTCCTGTATTAGCTTGAGCAAACGCACTTTGACCAACTAAAATTCCTGTATTAGCCTGAACGAATGCACTTTGACCAATAGAAATTCCTGTATTGGCAGTTGTATAAGCAGCGTTAGCTTGCAAAAATGCTGATTGGGCAATTGGTTCTGATGTTAATACTAATACTCCACCAGAATAAACATTACCAGCAACAACATTACCAGAAACTGTTAATGATGATGCGTTAGCTGCTCCAATATCAGGTGTGATTAATATTGCGTTATTTGCAAATACCAATTTACCGCTTCCTGTTTCATCGGAAATAATACTTGCTAATTCGGCGCTAGTTGTTGTAGAAAATTGAGATAAACCTCTTGCAGTTAATGCAGAATATGCAGCGGGAATTGTTATGAAAACATTTTTCGCACCGGAAGAAAAGTTTACAATACTTCCAGCATTAGAGCTGTTTAATACCTGAGTTCTAATGATGGAATTATTACCGCTAACATAAATTCCTATCCCAATTTCCCACTCAGATCCGCCAACTAATTCAACAACATAGGGAAATGTATTAGAAGATGTAATACTTGATGAAATGGTTTGAAACCCAAGAGGTGCTCCTGTTAATACAATAGGAACGGTTCCAGTTGTAGCGGAAGTTTCTCTTACTCTGTCGTTTAACTGTAAAGACATGCATCACTCCCAATAGGTAAAAAATCCATTTTATTTCCTGTAATAAATCTGTATCTAAATATAAACTATTTATTATATTTAATAAATACTTGATTATTAATCTAAGAATTTAATAGAGAGACTATGCTAGGATTTTATTCAATTGGTTCCAATCCAATATCTTCTTCTGGAGAAGTTGCAGCTGTAAGTATTACAGGTATAGTAAATTCAGCATCTACAGTTTCAGCAAATCTTACTGCTCAAATACAATTTAATTCTTCGATATCTACAACAGTTACTGTTGCCGCTGCACCATTATCAACTAATATAACAATATCAGCAACATTAAATGATATTCTTGTATTAAGTACAGCGTCAATCAATACACAAATAACTCTAGCTGCAAATGCTTCTTCTCTTGCAACTAGTGGAGCGCAATTAGCAACACTAGTTAAACTGAATACTTCTATAGTAGATATTGTTTCTGCAACTGCAAATCTATTAACCAATATTCAACTTGCTTCTATTGATTCTTGCGTTGTATCTAATCAAGCTCAACTAAATTCTGGTATTGTTCTATTAGGTGCATTAACCAATAGCGTATCAAGCACAGCTGCACTAACAACAAATATCCAAGTAGCTGGTTCTATTGCAGCTACTACCACAGCAACTTCTAATCTAACTACTAATATACCAGTTGCTTCTGTAGTTACAGATACTGCCACAGCAACTGCAAATCTATTAACCAATATTCAACTTGCTTCTATTGATTCTTGCGTTGTATCTAACCAAGCTCAATTAAATTCTGGTATTGTATTATTAGGATCTATTAGTTCTGTTGCTACAGCAACTTCTAATCTAACTACTAATATACCAGTTGCTTCTGTAGTTACAGATACTGCCACAGCAACTGCAAATCTATTAACCAATATTCAACTTGCATCCGTTGATACTTGCGTTGTATCTAATCAAGCTCAATTGAATTCTGGTATTGTATTATTAGGTGCTGTAGCTACCAATTCTTCTACTGCTGCTAATCTAACTACTAATATACCAGTTGCTTCTGTAGTTACAGATGTTGTTTCTGCTAGTGCAAATCTACTTACAAACATACAACTTGCATCTATTGATGCTTGCGTTGTATCTAATCAAGCTCAATTAAATTCTGGTATTGTGCTATTAGGTGCTGTAGCTACCAATTCTTCTACTGCTGCTAATCTAACTACTAATATACCAGTTGCTTCTGTAGTTACAGATAATGTTTCTGCAACTGCAAATCTATTAACCAATATTCAACTTGCATCTATTGATGCTTGCGTTGTATCTAATCAAGCTCAATTAAATTCTGGTATTGTGCTATTAGGTAGCGCAGAAAGTTTATCTTCAACTAATGCAACTCTAACAACAACAATTGCAATTTCTGGTCAATTATCAGATGTTGTTTCTGCTAGTGCAACTACTCTAGTAACAAGTATCCGAGCTGCCGGTTCTATCGCAGATGTTGTTACAACTAATTCTGCTTTAACTACTGGAATTAACCTTAACTCTGTTGACACTTGTATTGTATCTAACCAAGCTCAATTGAATTCTGGTATTGTGTTATTAGGTGCTGCTGCTTGTGTTGTTTCTGCTAGTGCAACTACTCTAGTAACAAGTATTCAAGTTGCTGGTTCTAGTGCAGATATTGTTACAACTAATTCTGCTTTAACTACTGGAATTAACCTTAACTCTGTTGACACTTGTATTGTATCTAACCAAGCTCAACTGAATTCTGGTATTGTGTTATTAGGTGCTGCTGCTTGTGTTGTTTCTGCTAGCGCAACTACTCTAGTAACAAGTATTCAAGTTGCTGGTTCTAGTGCAGATATTACTACAGCAACTGCAAATTTACTTACAAACATACAACTTGCTTCTATTGACGCTTGCGTTGTATCTAACCAAGCTCAATTGAATTCTGGTATTGTGCTATTAGGTGCTGCAATTTCTAGTACCACTGCTGCTGCTAATCTAACTACAAGTATTCAAGTTGCTGGTTCTAGTGCAGATGTTACTACAGTAACTGCTAATCTAACTACCAATATACCAATTTCTGCAGAAATAACTAATATTGTTTCTGCAAATAATGCACCTCTTCTTACAAGTATTAGAATTAGTTCTAATATACAAGCAACAACTTCTATATATGCATTACTAACATCAAGAAATTCTTTTGAATGTATCTTATTAGATGTTGTTACAGCTAATTCTGCCTTAACTACCCAAATTAACCTTAGCTCCGTTGACACTTGCGTTGTATCTAACCAAGCTCAATTAAATTCTGGTATTGTGTTGTTAGGTGCTGCAGCTACCAATTCTTCTGTAGCAGCTAATCTAACTACAAGTATTCAAGTTGCTGGTTCTATCGCAGATGTTGTCACAGCAACAGCAACTACGTTACTTACAAGTATCCAACTTGCATCCGTTGATGCTTGCGTTGTATCTAACCAAGCTCAACTGAATTCTGGTATTGTGTTATTAGGTGCTGCCGCTGCTAACTCTTCTGTAGCAGCTAATCTAACTACAAGTATTCAAGTAGCTGGTTCTATTACAGATGTTGCTACAGCAACAGCAACTACGTTACTTACAAGTATCCAACTTGCATCCGTTGATGCTTGCGTTGTATCTAACCAAGCTCAATTAAATTCTGGTATTGTGTTGTTAGGTGCTGCAGCTACCAATTCTTCTGTAGCAGCTAATCTAACTACAAGTATCCGAGTAGCTGGTTCTATTACAGATGTTGCTACAGCAACAGCAAATCTACTAACAAGTGTTAATGTTACTGGAGTGGCCACTACTCTAGTTACAGCAACAGCAACTACGTTAACTACCCAAATTAACCTTAACTCCATTGATGCTTGCGTTGTATCTAACCAAGCTCAATTAAATTCTGGTATTGTGTTGTTAGGTGCTGCAGCTACCAATTCTTCTGTAGCAGCTAATCTTACTACAAGTCTAAAGATTAATAGCTCTATATCTACTGCTACTACAGCAACAGCAACTACGTTACTTACAAGTATCCAACTTGCATCTATTGATGCTTGCGTTGTATCTAACCAAGCTCAACTGAATTCTGGTATTGTGCTTATTGGTGAACTAATATCATGTAATGTTAATAGCTCTGCAAATATATCTACTAGTATTGATGTTGCATCTAATGTTACAAGTAATACTAATTGTGTAGCAACTACGTTAAATACAAATATTCTTGTCAATGCTAATTGTATTGTATCTGTTGGTGCTAATTCGGTTGTTAATACAGCTATAGTTATTCAAGGTGCTGCCTCTGCTAATACGATAATATTACCAAGTACATTAACCACGCTAACTACTATACAAAGTTCTCTGGTTGGTCAATCTAATTGTATATCCAATCTATCTACGCAAATCCTACTTGCCGGTGAGATTTCTGCAAATAATTCGTGCGTTGCTATTGGTGATATTTCCCAACAAAAACATGCTACTGAACTGCATGCAGTTCTTGTAACCTATGAGCAAAAATCTATTGTTATCCAAACAACCTATGGTATCTCTATACTTGCTAAAGTTAATGATAATAATGTAATAATAAAATATAATCCAATAAATATTCTAATTCAAATATAAAGGTATTGTAATGCAAATCTATTCTCCTACTCTTAAAGGTCCGCTAAAAGTATCTGGATTTATCGATCCGGATGATACCACTAAAATTACAGTGTATTGGGGTGCGCCTGTTCTTATTTCTAATTCTATCTATCATATTGGAGATATCTGTCGTCCTACTATTGATAATGGGTACTACTATCAATGTACCACTAATGGTATCTCTGGGATGACTGAACCTACTTGGAATCAAGAGGAAACTATTGCTGGTTCCATTGTCTTTGCTGCCGTTCCCTGGAATCTATGGATCCAACCTGATGAAATTATTTCTGACTCGGTGTGGACTGCAAGTAATCCCAATATCGATGTTGCTACTAATTCTTTTGATAACTATAAATCTACTGTCTTTGTGTCTAATGTGCCCTCTACTCTTACTGAATTTCAATTGACTAATCAAGTTACTAAAACTAATGGTGAAAAAATATCTAGAAGCTTTCTCTATAAAGTAAATCAACAATAATGCTTATCAATAATGCTTGCGTATTTTATATCGCCCTAAAATGAGGCGATCGCCCTATAATGGGGCGAATATTTTGCAAAGGTGTACTAGTTCGCCCTATAATGGGGCGAATATAAATATGGGCGTAAATTGTGGCGCGATAGAAGTTTTTATTTTATTGATTTAGTAGGTCTCCGAAGGTCTCCGAAGGTCTCCGAAGGTCTCCGAAGGTCTCCGAAGAGGTAATACGGGAGGTTTTAGTGAGGATACTGAGGGTGTCTGATGATGTCTGATAAATACTGAGGTTTACTGATGAATACTGAGGTTTACTGATGAATACTGAGGTTTACTGATAGTGTCTGAGGTTTACTGATGATGTCTGAGGTTTACTGATGATGTCTAGAGATGTCTTTTTTGACTAAGACTACTTAGTAATTTCTATAATTCTAAATTTCCGACAAGACAGACACCAAGACAGACAACCAATCAAGATATGGCAATATCCGAATTATAGAAATTTAGTTAGAGGTAAGAACTGCGACAGCAATAAAGAGAGCAGAGCACCAGACAACAATATAGACAACAGAGCCAATCAGCAGAAGAGAGGCAATAAGAGATAAAATATTTTTTGGAGCAATAACAGCAATTAGCACAAGAAGCAGCAAGAATTCCATATAGAGTAATAGAGTTAGATTTTAGATTTACTTTATTATACTATATGGAATTAGATTCGTCAAGCATTATTTTATATTTTGTTAGGTGACGACGTGTTACTCTTACGGAGATCCAATTATTATAATAACTTGAATCTATTAAGGCGTTATTAATAAACTGATGGTATGCCTCGATGTATGAGAGGGAAGACTTGCTGTAACAAATTTCTAAAATTTCTTGCTTTAATTCTGGATTATTTGTTTCTATATCACTATTTAAATCATCATTAGATCCAGTATAAGTTTTCCAATCCGATTCAACCTTTACTTTTTTCTTTTTTAAATTTTTTTGAGTGGTTTTTTGGAAATGGAAAACTTTTTTACCAATATATTTTTTATTATTTTGGGTGTTGGTAATTAGGTAAACAAACCCAATTGCTTTTTCTGGAGGAGCAGTTAATGGTTCGTTGTTGTACAGCCACATTGATTTTTACCTATTCAAGTTAAGATAACTTTACTTAGGGTTATTCTTCATCTTCAATTTCTTCTTCGTCATCAATTTCCGTTTCAATTTC